ATATATCAATTTCTTTTTTTATTTTTGCTGCATCTTTTAAGGTTTGAACTATATTATTAGCGTAATCTTGCATTGATTTTTGATTCTGATTAAGTGTGAGTTTTAGATTTGCCATTTCATCATTTAAAGCTTTTTGAGATTCTGTAGTTAAATCTGTTGCTTTTAATAAATGACCAATAGTAACAATTTCATTAAAAATTGCATCTTCTTTTTCTTTTAATATAGTAATTTGCTTTGCTTGTTCTTTAGCATATTCTTCAGATGATTTATCATATAAATCCATTATTGATTTAGATAGATTTATTTTTTTATCTAAATCAGAAAGAGATTGTTCGAATTTCCCAATTTCAATTTGAGTTAAGGAATTTTTTAGTGCTACTAGAGAATCTGTAAGTGTATCAATGGATACACCTGTTTCATGATATGCTTTTTCTAATTTTTGTAATTCATCATGAGTCATATTCATAGTTTTTCTAGTTTCTACACTTGAGTTTTTGAACTTTGTTTGATACGCGAGGGTGTCTTCACCTTTATTGTCAAACCATGATAATGTTTCTCTGACTGAATATCCACCTTCAGATGATACTTTTGCAAATTCATCTTCCATTTTTGAACGAGCTTGGGATAGTTGGGAGATTTGTTTGGTTTCACCTTCTATTAGTTGACGGGAGAGGGTGAGTTCCTTATTGTAGTCTTTTGCAGATTTTGCTATTTGTAGTTGCTTTTCGAGTAGTTTGTTGGATTCTTCTGTGATTTTGGATTCGGTTAAGAATGAACGAATTAGGGACTCTTCTATTGATACAAATTCTGATAGAGGGGTTGTTGGGGATGATTTGTCTTTTTTATCCTTTGGTTCCGATACTCCATAATTAGGAGAAGAAATACCATTCTCAAATGTCTTTAAATTCATCAACCTATTTAATTGTGCTTGAGAATTACCTAAATCATATTTTGCTTGAGATGCCATTGAATCAGAAGTATTTGTTGAAAGATAATTTCCTTTTTCATCTTCTCTAACACTTAATTTTGCTGCATTTAATTTATTGATTGCTTCTATTTCTTTATTAATCTCATTAATACGAATTTGTGTTGCGGAAATGGTTGCTTGAGTGTCGGCAATTTGAGCGTCAATTGATTTATTAGAACCTGTTACTTTTGCTGTTACTGCATCAATTTCTGCTTGACGAAGAGTTTTAATTACGTCTATATTAATTACAACTGCACCATTTACAATTGAGATCGCATCTGCCATTTTTTCATTAGCAGATATTAATTCAAGTGCTTTTTCAATAGACATTTCTTGACCATTAGATTGATCATATAGTATTTGGTTGTATTCTTTGATAGAATCAGTAGAATCTTTAGATGATTTTATAAGAGACGAAAGTGATACTGTAACTTTATCTATTTTTTCTTTTGCTTCTTGGGCAGAAGGCATATTAAGCATATTTTTAAGAATTATTCCTGTTACTTCTCCCTCACTGCCCAACTTTTCTAAATATGGAGATAGTTCAGAAATAGCACTTTCATAAGAAGATTTAATTACATCATTACTTACTCCACTCTTAACCAATTCTTCTAATTTAGTTTTTGCTTCGTTAAGTTTTGATGAAAAATCAGATTTTTCTAATCCGTCAAAAATATTAGTAAATTGTTCTCCTGTTATTTTTGCCTCATCTTTAAGAGAACTTAAATCATAGATTAACTTTGTAATTGCTTCTTTTCCTAAAGATTGTGCGGAATCACTACTTTTTAAAAAAGAATCTGCCAAACTTGATAAATCTTTTCTACTTTCAAGAACTTTTGAACTCAATGTTGGCAATTCGTCTTTTATACCCTTTAAATTGTTTTTGGCAATTACTAATGAATCATTACCGTATGCGTCAAATTGAACTTGCTTACCATTATTTATATCATCTATTATCTTTAAGTATTCTTCTTTGTGCTTAGTCAATAAATCTAATCGTTTTTGATCTTTTTGTAATTGAGAAAAATTATTTGAACCATCCGTAATAAATGTATTAGACATTTGTTCTTGTTTAATTTTTAATAATTCTTCATTGTCTTTAATTGCCTGTTTAATTGATTCTGATGAACCAATTATTGCCTTCCCCTCAGAATCATATCCTTCTATTAAATCTGGGAATTGAGCAATTAGACGGTCTTTTACTTCTGCTAACTTTGTTTCCTCATCTGCTGTACGAGATGTTATAGAAGATAGGGATTCATATTGATTGGCTAAATTTTTAGCTTCTGCAGTTTGTTGTTTAAGTGAATTAATACTTCTGCTTAATTCGTCAAATGCTTCTTTTTGTTTTTTTGCAGATTTCTCTGCTGACGCTCCCATAAAGTCAAATATCATTATAATAGCAGTTACCGCACCGATTACTAAACCTATCGGATTAGCAAGCATAGCTGCCCATAAACCTTTAATTGCAAAAGTTAGTGATGTTGTAGTACTCATCATTCCAATTTGTGCAAAAGACATTCCTGCTAATCTAGCTTGTGTTTGAACCAAACTTGAATTTAACAACATAGTTGATGCAGAAAAATTCTTTAAAAAAGTCAAAAATGCTGTTCCTTTATTTACGGAAAGTATAGTAAATATAATCCCTAAAATAGTTCTAAGATTTCCAAAATTATTAATTAATAGAGTTATTCCACCTATCATGCTTTTTACAAGACTTGTATCTATAGTATTATTCCAGAAGTTATTTATGGAATTGCGAAGTTGATTAATCTTGGTTTCCCAACTGCCCATTCTCACTTCATTTTCAGCCATAGCACTTCCACTGGCAGTAGAGTATTCTTGAAGCATACTTTTATACATATCAAAATTCTCTACTAAGGCAACTAATTGATTACCTCTGTATTTTCCGCCAAGACTTTCGATAATTGGGGCAGTTTTCATTGAACTAAGACCTGACCAAATTCGACTCAAATCTTCTAAAACTGACATTGGGTTTCTTAGTTCTTCAATGCCATTTCGCATTTCATGAACTTTAATTCCAACACTATCCAATGCTTTTGCAGACTTAGACAATGCTTCGTCGTCAATTATATCTCCGTCTTCTGTTTCTCCCTTTATTTGTCTTATGTTCATTAAAATTCCACGAAATGCCCGTCCTGCTTCATTTCCACTCTTTTGTGTAATTGCTGTCATTGTCCCAACTGCAGCAGAAAGTTCATTTATTCCTACGGAGGCGTTTGCAGATATAGATCCTGCAACCATAATTCCTTCACTTATTTTAGAAATGCTGGTCGCGAACTTGTTATCTATGATATTTGCGCCGTCCAAAACTTTCATTAATTCTTCTTCACTACCTTTGTATTTATAAGCAGCATCAGTAGCAAGTAAAAATCCATTAGCTTGTTCTGCGGTAAGCTCACCAACGTTTTGAGACAGCAGAGAAACTTTTGCTAAATCTTCCGCTTTTCCTTCATATCCTGCGCGACTAAATTCACCAATTGATTTTAAATAGTCTTGTGCTGTGCGACCAAAAGCATTAGAGGCTTCAAATGCACTATCTTTTAAATTATTCATAGCTTCGGCACTAAGATTAGTTACTTTAGCAATATTTACCATTAATCCATCTAATTCTTTTAATGTGGTCAGGCCGGCTTGTAAAGACCTAAGTGGGGCGTACAGCGCGGTAGCAACCAAACCCCACGCAATCATCTTCCCAAAATTTTTACTGAGCGTAGTCAAAAAACTATCAGCAGCACCATTTATTCTTGTAATTTCATTTGTAGCACTTCTTACAGATGTTGTTAATTGTGCAAACTGTAAATTCAATTCTCTTGCAGATTTTCCTCCAACAGTTCCAAATCTGGCTACTCCATCAGTTAACCGTGTCATTTCTGCTTGGATTTCTGGTCTTGCAAAAACAGTATCTTTTCCAACTTGCAAACTGGATAATTTATTTGCCATATTGCCTTGATATAATGAAATATCACTGGCACTTAAAGTTCTAGTATTTGTAGTTGCTATTATACGTTGTAAATCTCTATATTTAGCAATTTCTAACTCTAGATTTGCTATACTTTGTACAAATCCTCTTCTTTGCTCATTAGATAAATTTGTACTGCTATTTCTTGTCTGGTCAATTTGTAGTTTAATCTTATCATATTGTGCAACTAGTGCTGATAAATTTCCATCATCTTTAATTCCAGTTGCAGGAGAAGTAAATCCACTTTTAAGTTTAGCAATTTTGTTTTCATATAATTGAAGCTTATCTAATGCTTTTTGTATATTAGATCCTGCATTATTATCAATTAAATTCTCTCCGCTAAAAACATATCCTCTTTGAATACTATTTCCTGAAGCAATTTTTGCCATATCAAATTTTAGTTTTTCAATTACGCCACTTGCTCTTGTTACATTTGCTATAAATCCAGTTATTTCTTGCTTTGAATTCTTTAAAAATGTAACATCTACATCTCCAAGAGATTTAAATTCTTTTTTAACTCTCTCAATTATATTAGAAGCAGAAACAAAAAATTGTCTTCCTTCTGCTTCTAATTTTGTCCTATCAAAAATTTGTTCTGTTTTTATTGGTGTTCTTGACAATTTTGAATCGCTTGCTACATAACCTGAAGTTGTACTTGTTATTCCTTTTGCATTTAATTTAGATATTTCTGCTAAATTAAATTTTACTTTTTCTAGTTGATTATTAGCAGATTTAATACTTGCTTCAAATGATTTTATATTGCCACTAGAATCTGTTATTATAGAACCTAAATCAAACTTTTTACCATTAAATGCACCTTTAATATATTTTTCAACATCTTCAATTGTTTTTATTACACCTTGTTTATATTTAATACCTTGATCTTTCAAATATTGCTCATTAAATATTTTAATTTTAGAACTTCCACTTTGTGATGTTGCTTTTTTAATCTTTTCCATAGTGTCATTAATCATAGTTAAATCTTTAGCATCTACTTTTAATTTAACCGATATATCAGTAGTTACTTGTTTTTGTAAATCTTTTATTTGTTTATTAATGTTTGTAGTTGCGGCATCTATTTTTGCTTTAATTAATATATTTAAATCATCCAAATTAATCCACCTCTCTTTTATGTTTTAGGGCATGAAAATACCCTACCTTCAAAGAGTAGGGAGTTGATTTTATTATATAATTATTTTGTTGTAATTCCTTTTGTTCGTAAATATCCTTTTAACCTAATCATATGTTCTTTTGTTTGCTTCATCTCTTCTATTGTTAATTGCATATACTCAAAAGCAGGAGTGTTGTAATAAGGATTGTATTTTTGATTACCATACTCTAATAGAAATGGTAATTCTTCATTATATGGACTTCCATCAAATGATTGATGAATACCCCACATTCCTTCTGGTCCATATCTAGGAATTATTTTATCAGCATCTATATATATCTTAACTGATATTTCATCTCCAATTACAGAAACTTTCCCTATGGTTAATGCTCGTAAAACTTCAAAACTGCGCGAATACATAGATTGTTCATTAGCATAAACAGTAGATAAGAGATACTTTTGAATAGTATCTCTTACACTTCTTGCCACATCATCTTGCATAGCTTTTGCTACCTGTAATTTTGCATAATTAAGTAGTGAATTCACATCTTTAAAATCAGGCATTTTTATCTCCTATGTTAATACCCATTGCTTTTCCAAGATTTTTAAGAGAATCAGGAGATATCTTATTAAATTGTTTAGGCAATTCTTTTATTAATTTCATTAATCCGTTTTGATCTGGAATTTTTATAATTAGTTTATTTAATGCTTGATTAACAATATTAACCATACTGTTATCAACCAACTGAATCTGTTCAATTTCTTTTTCCAAAATATTATAAATAAACTTCTTTTCAGATTCAGGAATTAATTCTATAATTTCATCTAGCACACCATATTCTTTTAATTCATCATATAACGCCACAACATCATCTACTTCAAAATTTATATTTGTAAATTCATTTGCTAAAACATATTCAAAAGCGAACTCTTTCAAAGCAAAATCAATTCTTTTGACTTCCTCATCAATTATACACAAATCTAAAATCTTTTTAATTAATATTTTTTTTGTAGATAGTGGTAAATAATTTTTAATTTTAAAGCCTACACATTCATTAATCTTATATCCTTGCTCTCTAATAATTTCTAACGTTAATAATTCCATTTAATTAATTCCTCCATTTATTTATATTTATTCACATTAATACAACTCCATACGCTATTGAGTGTAGGGAGTTGTATTTTTATCTAAGATTCTTAACAGCTAAAATTCCATCTTCTGAATTCATTTTCCCTATGTCATCTAAACGATTTGTTGATATACTAAAATAATTTCCAATACTTTTATAATAAATTTCTAATTTGTTTACATAAGAAGTATCTACTTTCTTATTAAGATTGATTTCGCTAGATATTAACATTATAGTAATATACAAGTTTTCATCATCATTCAAGTCATTTCTCCAATTTTTTGCTATATTAAGCATCTTAGATTTATCTGAAATATTATTCACTTTCAAATCAGATGCTTTTTGATAATCACCAATGTTATAATAATACTGAGCCAAACTAACTTTTTGATTATGCTTATAAGCAAAAAATCCAACAGATATTGCTATAATTATCACTATGAATATCCCGATAATCTTATTTGTTTTCATTGCTTCTCACCAACTTTTTCAGCTAAAACAATTAATAATCCACCTGAGAATATAGCTGAACCGAACGACATAATACCTACATAGTGGTAGAAACTTTCTGCTACACTTTTCCCTGATACAGATTCTATGTTAAGTAATAGGAATCCTGCTACTAGAAATAAAATGGTAGATAATAGTGCTAAGATTTGTATAAACAATTTCATTATTGTATACCTCCTTTTAATATTTTTATTATTAAATTTATTATATGCTATTTAGAGGAAGTATACAACAAATTATTGAAATTATGTTAAGAATTATGATTATTAAATAGACGCTTGATGGTCTATATTATTACTTATTATTTTCTTTTTAAAATGTTTTGCAAAATTGCTATATTTCCCATATCTTTTGATTATTTCATGATATATTCCAGATTCTTTTCTAGATATAATCATCGTACTAGGTAAAACATCTTGATTATTACTATATGGCATTAACACTTCTAAAAGTTCTTCATCAGTCATACTAAAACATTCTCTGGTGCTTATATTATATGTATTTTCTACATGTTTTAACTCAATTCCCAAGAATGGTTTAAATATCTCTTTAAGAGTTTTAGTTTTTACATCATCCGGGTAAATAAAAAGACATTTATCTAAGTGTCCGTTTAATCTTAATATTTCAATTTTATCTTCTAATCTTTCTTTATACTTTCTCCCTATACCACCCCTTGGTTTATCTGAATACATTCCTGCATATTCTACATATCGCCATTGATTATTAATAAACACTTTCCAATCAAAAACTTTTTTACTATCTTCTATTAATTCTTTATATTTTGGTTGTCTAATAAATATTAATTCATTGTCGATAAAGAAATTGGCAATATTACATTCTTCTAACGATTTGCATTTTTCTCCATTCTTATCAAAACATATCTTACCTGCTCCTCCACCTTTATAAAATTTTTTGTAATCTATTTTAAGTAATTTACATATGTTCTCAATTGAACCAAAATGACTAATATATGTTGGTGCTGAAGCTATATCTGAATTATTATTCATATCACTGTGATAAGGAATTCTTTTTAATTTCAGAAATAGATTATTAAAATCAGTTAACATTTCTTCCTCTGTTCTTACCATACTTGTTGATCCAGTTGGAATCCAATTTAAACCTTCAATTATTTTATTATATGTAATACCATCAAATACTCTTGTAAATAGATTCCAACTATACTTACAACCGTATTCTTCTAATTCAATAAACATAGGTGGTCTATTTAAAATATTATATATTCTTGTAAGTTCATTTGTTAAATCTTCCTTAGTAACTTCCCCATGAATACTATTTAAATCGTATTGTGGTATATATTTCCTACATATATCATTATATTTTATTTTTACCTTTGTTTCTAAAACTCTCCTTCCAAAACCTCTATGTGTCAATGTATCATATTCTACTACTGTAGGACATTTATTTAATTTATCTGCTAACTTTATTAACTCTTTTATAGATATTTCAATTCTCTCTTCATCTGTTAATGGAATTTCTGCAATACCTGCTAAATAACATGCATTTTCATAACTCTCAAAATTTTTACAATAATATGTATGTGATGGTTCTAATTTATTAATCCTAAATTCTTCTCTAGTTGGTATTTTACCTAATAGATCATAATGTTCTTTTAACTTTACCAAAGACCATTCTTTGTTTATTTTATAAGATGGATCTGATTTTATTAAATCACAAATATCAAAAATATCTCCTAATTTAGTACATCCAAATGTATTTCTTGTGTAAGTAAGAGATGGTAATCCATTTTTATTTACAAACTCATTAGTGTTTGGTGTCCTTCCATTAATCTCATAAAAACCTTGTATAGCTTTAATTACTTCTTCTTTAGTCCACTGTTTAAATTGATTTCTACTATTTCCCATACTCAACACTCCTTAAAATTTTATATTCCTACTAAAAACCAACCACACACTCCAAACCAAAACCATATAAAAAGGCAACAAAAAAGAAGGGAGGAGTGTATTCCCTTCTACTGCATTGCAATTGCAGATTGTTACCAAAACTATCAAATTAAAAATTGAGTATAGTTCAATATGACCTATAGTTAGATACACAAAAAGAACCCACTAAAACCAGTGGATTCTTCTCTAAACAAATATAACTAAAATAATACAATCTCCCAAACTAACAAATCAAATCCTATGTTCCAGTCTCTTCAACAACATCAATAACCTCATCATATAAAACATCTAATCTCATGCTTGTATTTCCTCTTTTATATTTTTCATTACATAAAAATCCTTGTTTCTTATAAAACTCAACAACAGTTGAATTATTCTTTGTGTCTGCATCTAGGATAATAAACCTACAAGCAATACCTGCATTTCTTAAATCCTCAGTTATACCTCTAGCTAATTCAATCATTAAAGATCCAATGCCTTTAAATCTTTCTTTATATTTCATATCTACAGCTAACTTCCCAATCTTCATTGAAGGTATTGCTTCGAAATTCACAAATCCAATCTTGTGCGAGTCCTTTTCTAAACTAGAAAGTTTTATAGAGTCAGTAGATAATGCCATAAATGCAATTATGTCTGCATTTTCTTTATTAATTAAGAGATGAACTTTTGATATTTCTGCTTCTTGTAGTCCAATAGCTTCATCTCTTAAAAACTTATTATATTCTTCAAATTCACAAGTGAAATCACAAAATCTATAGCCATTAGATAAGTCAACCAATTTAATCATGTCTTGAAAATCGTAAATACTTTGTATCATATTTATCTTCTCAACTTTCTGAGTAACTCTTGTGCTCTCTTATTTCTAGCAAGAGCTGTTGGTGATGGTGGTCTTAAAAGAGCTTGTCTAATATCTTCAGCATATTGCCCTTCAACAACAGTTGCTCGCATGATGCAATTTTGAATTGTTTCCATTTGCTTTTTTCCTCCTTTCCACAATTTAACTTTCTTTTTTGCCCTAGATTTATTAACCTTAGTTGTTTTTCCTTTTCCTCTAGACATTCTAACCATCTTCATAATAAATTCCTCTTTCAATGAATTATTCGATGGTTGATTATACCAAAAAATAGCAAGAGAGTCAACAAAATTAATATATTTATTTCTTACTTTACAAACATAAAACAAAATCACTCTATTTTATCATCATTATCATTATCATATTCATCAATTTTGCGAAATCTCAATCTTTTCGGCATATCCTCAATGTTATTACATTCAGTTTCAAATAATTTCTTAGACCAATCTTCTGGATCATAATGAAACACATAGTTTTTATCATCTTCAATTTCTTCTCTTGTCTTATTTAACAATTTTTTAATCTTACCATCTTCAATATTATGATTATGTTTCAAATATATTCCAACTAATTCTAAGTACCTATTAACATACTTTTCATAATTATCATCAAGAAATATCTTCACAAACTCTTCTAATAATGATTCGGCATGATTCGTATGTCTAAAATTATCAAGTTTACATTTTTGAATACACTCAATTAATATAGTAATATCCTTATCAGTAAGAGTCATATCATAATTTGTTACTTTTCGTCCAACTTTCATTTGATTTTGCCTCCTAATATTTATTTGATTATATTTATTTTATACTTTACAAACCCTACCCAATCATGCTATAATACATAAGGATAGAAAGGAGTTGATAATCATCATTCGAGATGGGCCTGAGTAATAGATACATAAGGAGTACAATAGAAAGGAGAGGGCAAGGTATACCCTACCTTTAAGGAGTGTAAAAATTTTATCACCCTTGTAAGTGACAAATTATACAAATACAAAAATAATTAAATTAAAAGAAAGAAGGAAATAAAAACATGACAAACAATCTACAAGTATTTACAAGTGAAAAATTTGGGAAAATGAGAGTTATTAATAAAAATGGAGAACCTTGGTTTGTTGCAAATGATGTTTGTTCTATCTTAGATATTGATACAAGTACATCTGTAAATGGAAGATATCGCAAAGACAAAGATGGTAACTCTTATAAAGATGGTGGATTAGATGATGATGAAAAGGACACTGACATTGTCAGTACCCATGGAGGAGATCAAGAAATGATCATAATCAGCGAACCTGGATTATATTCACTCATATTAAAAAGTAGAAAGTCAGAAGCAAAAGAATATAAAAGATGGGTTACTCATATTGTCTTACCTACAATTCGTAAGACAGGAGGATTTATTGCAGATGAAGAAAACTTCATTGATACATATTTGCCATTTGCAGATGAACCAACTAAATTACTATTCAAATCAACCCTTGAAATTGTTAATTCTCAGAACAAACTTATTAAACATAAAACCAATATAATTACTGGTCTAGTAGATGATATTTCTCTAGCTGATAAAAGACAAATTCTCAATAGGGTGGTTATGAAATGTAGTAATTTTAACGATAGGTGGAAAGAACTTTACAAAAATTATGAGATGAAATTCCATCTTAGTCTTGATTCTAGATTAAACTCTTACAATAAAACTCATACTCCACAACTTAGAAATAAATTAGAATACATAGAAACAATAGGTAAAATTGATGAATTATTTGCCATTGCATGTAAATTATATGAAAACGAGGTGAATGTATTAGTAAAAGAAATGTATAAATTACATGAAGTCGAGTTTGTGCAATAACTAATAAATAAATATTGTGTTGTTATAGAGACTCTAATCCACTAGAGTCTCTATTCTTTTGATAATTTTATCACATAATTTATCATTATAAACCATCTAAAACAAAAACAATTCCGACCCATACAATCATATCAACAATAAATTCTAACTCAACACAGACGATTGTGGTGCGTGTGATTGGATTGTGGAGTGATTTGAGATGGGATTTTTTTAAATTATTGGAGAAAGTGAGATGGGATAGAGGGATTAAGTCGTAATTTTAATCCCTTAGAATATTTTTATTTAATAACTTCTCTACTAGTTTCAACAAATTTAACTTTTCTTAACATATCATTCTTTTCTTCTGCAAATGTTCTTAAATCATAAAATTATTTATCTGCTATCATATCATCAAATTTTTCCTTATCATCTAAATGATTTTTTAGTTTATCTAAACCTTTCCATTTTCTTTCCTTTGCTGTAAGATCGTTGTAAACCTTATACATCTCAGCAGAACTCCATCCCATAATTTCAATAATGAAATCGCTATCTAAACCCAAACGGGTCAAATGGGTCACAGTATAGTGCCTCAGACAATGAAAATAAACTGGTGTCTCTAAAAAAGTTTCCCATTTTTCAATCCAACCTCTAATTGTATGTAATGTTGCAGGTTTTCCGTCTCTTGTAATAAAGATAAAATCATGTTCTTGATTATATTTCTTCATTATCTTTTCTCTTTCAATTAACCAATCATTATAATATGGAAGAAATATATCTTTTACTAAATATTTTATAAGTTGTTTTCCCTGTTTTGAAAAACCTTTAGTTTTTATTGTTTTCAATGTTTCTAAAAATAATCCATCAAAAGCTGTATTATCCTCACTAATAATAGATGTTTTGAATCTAAGTAATTCGCTAACTCTTGCTCCGCTACTAATACCTAATGCTAGTAAACATGCTTCGTTTGGTCTATTAAGTGTATTTTTAAGATGATTAAGCAAACTATCAACTTGTTCTTCTGACAATATTGTTTTTTCTCTGACAGGAGCTTTTGCCATTAAATCTACCGCTTTTAGCACAATGTTACGATAATTTATATATGTTTCATCATAGAATCTCTCAATAAACTCTGATAATGAACTTAAAGCAGAACGTATTCTACTAAATCTATTTGAACTCCAATGTAATTCTTCTACTCCATAACCAAAGAAATCTGCAAATTCAATTTTCTTCATATCAGTAAATAATTTATTATCATTTTCCAACAAATTCCATGTGAAGAAAATATTTAAATCCGATGTATAGCCAGTTACAGTACCATCGCTCTTGGATGTATTTTTGTATTTAAGAAATTTATCTACTAATTTTACATTTTTAGGATTGAATTGTGCGGTGAGTTCTGGAGATGTTATTTGTTTTTTAAATGTTTCTCTAGGAATTGTAATCACTTCCTTTATAATTTATTTATTATTTTGTTATATTTTATCTAATTTTTCTTTCTTCCTCTGCTTTCTACCTTTAAGAATATCCTCATATAAAACGAATCCCCCATCCACCACAGAGTACCCAATCCAAACTAATTCTAAGTCAGGATAAACAAAATCAAACATTTTACGCTTTAATTTAGCTGTTGTATCTGGATTCCCCTTAGTATCAACTATTAAAATTCTATCATTCTCAACATATGTAATTTTAAAGTCTGCTACATACTCTATTTTCCTTACATTAATACCATTCTTAGTAAATTTATTTTGAAGTGTGAATTTTGGTTGTAATTCTATTGATTTTATTACTCCTTTCTCAATTTGAGGTAGAAGATATTTGTAATAATTAAGTTCTAAAAGTGAATCAAATAATTTTCCATCATATGTACGTTTAGTTTTACCTGCTTTTGTGGTGTCAACATTGTATTTTGATCTTGCTATTATAATCCTCTTCTTTCAATCAAAACAAAAGGCATATACCAATCAACAATCAGCACATACCTTTGAATTGTTTATATTATATTTTATTTTTTAATTTTACAAAACCCTAACAATCTACCAATTCAACCAAAATATCATCAATAATTATGTATCCCTTTTTAATTAAGAAATTCCATAACCAATTAATACCCTTTGGTGTTACCTTAGTAGTGGATGACATTTTTGTTTAATATGTATTAGAGATTATTCCTTTATTGTTTAAATCTGAAATAACTCCATAACCAACTAAATGTAATATTATTTCATGAATACCTTCAAGTTCTTTTCCTTCCTTTACTCTAATAACTGGTATTCTATATAAATCTTCCATTTCGTTTTTTGATAACCAATCTATACAATATTCAATACGTTCAGCATCTTTTTCATTTTGATATTCATGGTGTTTTTCATCATATTCAACAATCAATGTGCTTCCTAATTTAAAATCTAATAGATATTTCCCACCATCAATTGAATATTGCCTATCCCATTTTAATCCAGTAATTATATCTAACATATTTCCAAAATCAATTTCTTTTCTAATTGGTTCGCGAATGAATACTTCTTTATCATCTAGTTCTAATAAATATTTCAATAATTTTGGAGCATTATTGTTTTTCTTATATCTCCTACATATATCTTTTGCCATATTTATTGTTACTTCAAAGTCATCTAATTCCTGTTTATTTTGAGGGTGTATAAATTTTATATTAGTATAATCAACCGACTCTTCAAAACCATATTCACACATTCTAGGAAACCACGATCTAAATGGTGTTCCAACTTCTAAAAATTCATGTAATTCTCTTCCTAAAACCGTTTGATTGTCTCCATTGTAATTAATTGTTATCAGATTATTCTCCATTATTAGTTCCTACTTTCTTCAATTTATTTTTTAATATACAATTATCTTATAACCTTGCGTTGACACCATCGCGTAAAAATTTCTGTGGTCTGATCCCACCCGAACATTGCCCATACACGTTTTGTAGTTGAATTAATTCCTATTTGTTTTGGGCAAATTCCATTACTAAGATAATAGTTGATTTGCAGGACATTGTATAAATATGTTACTTTTTCTTTTGTTGGGGTTGTTTTTATTTCTAATTTTTCATTTATAGCCTCATTCATTTTAGTTCCTCCTTTCAATATATTTGCATCACAACTTTGAGACACATAAAAGGAGCATAATCAATAAAAATATGCTCCTTCAATCAATCACAAAATATTTACCTTGAAATTAAATAAATTAATATTTCAAAATAAATGAAACCGTACAGTAGGGCTGTAAATTATTATGCGCTAAACCACCTCCAACATTAGAAGTTCCCCACGTTCCGCTACCTGGATCTAATCTCCAATCGTTTGTAAATATATCACTAGTGTCTGTATTCGTATTATTCCATGCTTGAAATGTATGATTATGGGAAGGCATTTCTGGCGTGGTAAGAATATGTGTCTTTTCGCCGGAACTTTTTCCAAGCGTATCAAATTCTATTTCTGAAGAATTCAAACCGACTGGGACTTTCCCTTTGAAATTCGGAACATTAAATGTATTACTTCCATTACCTGATCCATATGCGGTTCCAATTACACTAAATAACTCTGAATATATTTCTCTTGATATAGCAGAACCATCACAAAACATCCAACCCGAAGGTGCTATTAATCCTGCATACATTTGAATTGTTCCAGTAATTCCACTAATATTATGTAAACCTTGTGGTGGGCATGTTTTCATTTTTATGCACCTCCAACCCATTTTATCTGCATTGTTGCATCAACAGATAATTGAAGATTATAAGTTGAATCTTTTAATAAAAGAACATCAAATGCATACCATTTATTTATATCAAGTGCAACACCGCTATTTAATGTGCTAAGAACACCGTCAACAGCAAGTGATAAAATTCCTGTAGCACTTGCTGATACCATTAAAGTAGATTGTTGATAATTTATAGCTGTATAATTTGCTGTTAATATATTTGTAGATGCTATAACTGCTTTATTAGTTTGATTGTTAATTAGGGTTCCTATAGTGTATTTTAATATTCCTTTAAGATTAGCATTTATAGATCCTGGTGCATTAGGATCTATAACAGGTGTAGCAGAATTAGTTCCCAATGTAATATTAGCTCCATCTGCTTCCATAATTGGTATGACTCCTACACCTTGGGTATAATGATTTAATAAAAATTCAGTTTGAGCTACAGCACCATTTACAAAAATAAATCTAATATATTGTTTAGTTGGTGTTGTCCAAGGCATTAATGCTGATATTGTTGCACTACAACTTAACGTTGCAAGCGTTGTCCATCCAACATCTGGAGTAGCAGGATTATAGGTATCAGCTTGTTGTAAGGTTAATAATCCCGTAGAACTTGATTTTACATAAATACGAATCATTCCATCAGGAACAGGTTGCCGAGGTCTGTCAATGACAGGTGATGTATAAGTTGCATTAGCAAGTAGTAAATGAGTTGGATCTAAATTTGAATCTCTCATTACCATTGCTATATCACCATGAGTCATTGTTGCACCAATGAGATTATTTCCAGATGGGATAGGATCTGTGATAGAAGTTTGAGTTAGAAGGATTCCATTATCATCTGTTTTTATGAAGCGTGTTTCGTTGTTTATAATTGAGGTTCCGAGTATTTGTTCCATGTTGCCGGATTGGTTTGCCATTGTTTGGAGCACTTCCTTTCTTTATTGGGAATTGTTTTAGAGAATGGAGGAAATAGTAAAAAAATAAGAGGAAGAAGACAATTTGAATGTCTGTCTTCCTCTTATTTTTGTGTTAATTATGAACTTAGCTATTGCTCATAATTTATGCTGGTTGTTGTTTATTATATTTTTCTAGGATTTGTTTTGCTAGGAGTTGGTGTTCTGGAGTATTGTCGTTTATTTTATTGTCTGCTATTCTATTTAGTAGTAAAATATCTTCATTACTTACTTCATTTATATTATTCATAAAATATGTTAGTTGCATATTTCTGAACCCACCACCATACTTATGCATGACAGTAATAACTCTACTTAAATCCCTGCATAATATACACTTATCTTTTAATTTCTGAATTTCAGGTCTATTTAATAACTTATTATATTTATCATGTAATAATCCAAAATACTCAAATATCTTATCTTCGTCCCAATATTTATTTGTTTTAAATTCCATAGGCATTCCTATTTTCTTAGAAAATTTACCATAATTACCATATCTTTTTACAATTTCTCTCATCAGTCTATTATTTGCTTTTTCAACAACTTTCACCGTTGGCAAGTATTCATCATTAGTTGAATAGGACATAATTTTATCTATTAATTCTTGTTCATCTATTAAAGTGTATGGAATTATTTTTTCAACATCTATATTTTTATGTATACATTCGATTTTATCGCTAAATAATTCATAAAGGGCAGTTTGTATTTCTTCATACTTCTTATTATCAAAGAACTCAGGATATATGGATATTAGATTATGTTTATGCTTATCATATAATTTTATTTTAATGTCATGCGTTTCATTATAATTGTGGAATTGATCTTTAGATTTACTTCTATAACCTCCCCAAATCTCTACCCACAACTTAGTATCATTTTGCAAAGATAGAACGAAGTCACAATTATAATTTCCATCTTCTTTTGGATTATCTGATATCAAAACATTTCTATCTACTTTAACATATGAATTGTTTAAAATCCACTGGCTGAAAATATATTCGTAGGAAGAAGAATTGTAGTATCCAGAATCATCGATCAAATCACCTTCGTCAACATAGTTTAACTTTCTCTTTATATCATAAATTCCACCATGATAATTAATATATTGTTGACCTATGCCCAATTCCTTTGTAATTTCTACTATAGTTGGAAATCTATTAAATTTGTTTATTAAAATTCTAATTTGAGTCTCAAATTTATTCCAGTCATCTAAATAATGTGGAGTTAATTTATCACATATCTCAAATATATTATATCCCATCTCTTCAGCTAATGATGTTGGGGTTTCTTTGTTACGTAATATTTCTTTGTATAAATATTTATTATTTTTCCTCATATTAGTTATAGTTCCAAATTTCTCTATGTAATTCTTTAATCCTTTTAATCTGTTTTCTTTAAAAGTATAGTATCTCCTATCTGATATAGTTAATAACCCATTATCATTTTTATATTTTAATTTATCATATTCTTTCTCATATCTGTGTTTGTAACATGTATCAGAAGGAAATTTTTCACGCTCTTTATTGTATTTATAATATTGCTTTGGAAGTATTGTTTCTATCCCTTCTTTTAGACAATAATCACATAAACATTCTACTATCATATTAGAACCATTATACAAATCATCTATTTTTATATGTATAATATCTCCAGATGAACAACTATGTCCTAGTTTATTATAATAAAATTTGTTTCTATTTGTTATTTCTACACTAACTTCTTTGGTTATTAACATTTTATCATTCTCCTTCCGAATCAGAGACATGGGAAAGAAGACTATATTTCGGATAATATAGTCTTCTTAATTACTCTTATAAACTCGCGCAAATTTATAAAAAACCATATGTAATTATTTATTGCTCAACTAAGATAAAGGAATTCTAAGCAATTTACCAACAACAGTGGTCGTAGCTGGTTTAATAACCTTTAATTTTAAATTCTGTGTTGCAGCATTTTTCTCAGATGATGTATTAATTTGGAAAGATCCATTAGGAATAGCATTTGTAAACTGATATTGCAATTCAAATGGATTAGATTCGTTTTCATCTGTTTCAAAAGTAGAAAGAACTAATGTAACACCATGAGAGAATTTATTACTTTCCATTGTAAGTGTTTGAGTAGTAGCAGGAGTAGCATATTTATATGTTCTTACTTCATATAAATCACCAACCGCAACACCAGCAGAGTTAATTGTTACAACTTTTGCTGCAATAGTATAATTTGTAGTTACCGCAATAATAGCACCATCTTCATCATAAATAGACAATCCACTAGCGGATGCTAAAGGTTCTTTTTCAAGAGTAAAACCCAAAGCAGTTCCAGCTCCTGTGCCATCTAAATCAACCACTTCATACCATTTTGGCATAGCATACCCAACACCTGCCCCAGTAGCAATAGATGTTCCAAACTGTTTAGCAATCCATTCAGGTTTCCACTCAATATCTGTTAAATCTACACTAATATCACGTTGTACATGGAGTGTAGCTTGTAAGGCATTTCCTTTACCTGCTCTAATTTCGACTTCAGAAACAGCTATATCAATATTTGCACTTTGTAATGTAGTTGTTCCAGCAACACTACCATCCACATTATCCACCATAATGGCATCAAAAACGTCACAAACTAGTTTTTTTGACATTGTATAATTCCTCCTTTTATTTTAGTGCTTTATTTAATCCACCTAATTTATCTGAACTAACAAATAAATCATCATAAGGATTGTGAAAAATATCTAAATCTTCGGCATAATCATCAAGTTTTAAATCAGCACCAACACACTTGAATTGAACATTTGTATCATACTCCACCATTTTCCTCAATCTATAAAAATCAGAATAAATCTGATAGATTGTATAATTCTCTAAATCTGAATAATTTTTACCAGTACCAACTGAAACAGTAGTAATTATATCTTCCATTAAAATTTTAGAAGCATTTTTTTGTTTTGCTTTTAAAGCTTTTTGTGCCCAATCATTCATAAGTTTTGTTTTGTATATCTTTTGTTCATGTATTAGATTTTGTTTTAATATTATATTTCTAATTTCTTCATAATTATAAATTGTAATAATATTAGAACTATCTACTATAAATCCTTCTATTTGTTCATTTGATATAAACTTAACATCTTGTCTAGTTATAATAGAAAAAATATCCTCTAATTTTTTTACTAACTCTTCTTGTGTTAATTGCAAATGTGGCAAACTGCTAAAAATTAATAGTAACAAAGGATAATCTACATTTTCAAAATGATTCTTAGATATGTATAAAAGATGCGATGCTTCTATAAATTTATCGTAATCTTTTAATCTAACTGGATGAATGTATATTGGATTATCTTTATCAATTCCTTCTATGTAATCAGGTTGAGCAAAAATATATTTAAGTTCTGCCATTTATCTCAGTCCTTTTAAAGTTGAAGAATTAACTTCAATAAATAAAGTTAATCCAGAGTAAGTTTCATTAACTTTGTATGCTTTAAAATTAGTAATATTTACTTCTCCTAAACCAGCAACCTTTTGTCCGTCAACTAATTGTGCAAACTCATCACTTATTCTGTATGGTCTCAATTGTCCCATACCATTTAACTTCCAATAGAGATTTGGTACAATTATGTCTAAAGTAAAAACTATGTCAGAAAGTGGCATTGATTTAAGAGAACCATTAAATGGATTTAAGAATACTTTAACCTGAGAATTTGTTAATACTGTTTCATCAAATAGAGTTAATATTATATTTCCATTTACCATTAAGTCTTCTGTTACGTCAGATTCAGATAAAGGGTCATCTACTAAATGATAAATATATTTTGAGATATTTTGACTACCAAGTAACAAAGATAATAGTTTCACAAGATTATTTTCTATATGCTTAAATTTGAAAGATTTTTCTATGCTAACACACCACCTCTAGACTAAAAAATTATAGACTAAAACAAACTCTTAATCTGAATCCTAAACCCACTACTAAATACTGTCTCACCAACATTTTTAACAAACAATCTAACATACCCTAACCCCAATCCCTTTACAACACAACTATTCCCAACACCATCTTGACTTACAATACTCGCCAATACAGTCTCGCTAATTCCATCATCACTAGTCAAATAGAAAACTGATGTATCCGTAATTGCAATTCCATTATCCTTAAATGTACAAGTATAAGTAGAAGAGTAAGTTTTAATTATTGAAATACTACCCAAATCAATCACTGCTGTATAATTATGCTTTTCTTCCTCAACAATTTCAATTCCAATACTATCCTGAATCAAATTATCATTGTCCAATTTGCAACTAATACTCACACCCCCTACAGATAAGAAACTTACTAATCCTGTGTTTGATACATTAGCAATTAAATTATTACTTGAGGTAAAAGTAAGCAAAGGAGATGTAATTATTGTTTCTCTATCTTTTACTTGAATATTTAATTGTACAGGCGTATTAATGTCTGCTTGAATTGAATCACCATTTAAAATAGTAAGAGAATATGATGGAAATACTTGTTCAACTTCGCTATATACCATTTTTAAAATCAGCAAACCATTCACAGTAATATCATCAATATTTACCACCGTATAATTCCTCAATCCAATTTTGAACACATAATTCATTGGAATTTGTCTAGTGATATCAGTATTGCTTATTTGTATTGCAATTTCTGAATCTAAAGTTGATATTATTTTTTGTTCATCTAGGGAGATTAAGCCTTTTGAGATTATGCAATGGATTGTGTGGAGAGTTGATGTGGAGTCGTAGAATTGGATGGTGTTGTTGGATTTAATCATACTTGCAGTTTTATATGCTTGTAAATTATCAATATTGCTTATAATAATCCATTTACTACCTTCCCATTCTACAATTGATCCAGTATTTACTACAGTTTCAATTGGCATATGAATCTTTTTATCATATTTTCCCTCATTTAAAGGATTTGAATGTGATTGAACTATTACTTGTGTTGTAATATCATCAATTATTGTACTGAAACCTTCTGCACTATAATATCTACGAACATCATAGTTTTCTTTTACATCTAATATTGTTTCTTCTTTAGCATAATAATTTGAACTATCTTCTATCCATTTTCTTCTAACATCCATAAGAAATCACAACCTTATAGAATAGAGGATTAATTATTATAATCCTCTATTCAAATTACATCATATTGTTTTTAATAAAATTAGAATTCTGCTTTTGCTAATCCTTCAATCCTAAGATAAGACGCATCTGCAGCAGCTTTATAGTATAATTTTCCAAAAGGTACTGCAATATTTTTTCTAGATTCTCCTGTTTTTAATACCATCAAATTATTAGATGCGTTTGCACTTGCCACGTCAAAAGACAAAGTAACTGTACTTGTACTATCGTTTACAATAAGATTAATAAAAGACATATCCAATGTGACATTTTGTTCTGCAATGTTCGCCGTTAAAGACCGTCCAATGAAATTAGTTGCCATTATTAAATCACTCCTCTTAATTATTTTTATTTAATCACAATTATAATTATTGCTTATTATTCTACTGCCATTACTTGAACTACATTGGTAGCAGCCAAATGAGTAGCACCTGCTTGTAATACACGAACACGATTTGGACTTGTTTGAATAGATGCCTTATCTGTAATTGTACCAAGTAAAACTCCATCTGCATCAAAATAATTAACTAATATTTTAGTAGGTACAAATGGTATTGGTATATTGGTTTCAAGAGCTAAAACATCTTGTGCAGTAACAATACGGTCTATGACAACCATTTGTTTTATACCTGCATTAGATCCACCAACTGAGTTCTCTACAGTACAATTTGCTGCACTAGTTGTAGTAATAGTAATATTTCCAGTAGTTCCAATTGCATCCCATGCCAATACAACGCTTGCACCATCTGCAGACAAAAATGCTGTAAAAGGAACTGTTGCTCTTGTGTCGCCATTAATTGCAGCAACTAAACTAGTCGCAGAGTTTGCCGCACTTGCACCGTTTGTCCAAACACCAGTTGTAGCTACTGCTACATCAGCTTCTTGATAATCAACACCATTAATTACAACTTTCATTGCAGGTTCTCCAGTGGCATTAAAATCAATTACTGCTGTAGAAATTGTTCCAGGAAAATTAATCAAAGAATTGATTTGCGTTGCAGTAGCAGTTACAGAAGTTCCTGCACCAGCACCTAGTTTTAAATCTACAACTGCTAGAACATCAACATTTTTGTTTGCTCCAACAACTACAGCTTTATTAGCTAATACTGTTCCTGCAGTTACTCCATCTAGGGTTATTTCTTCACTTTCAGATATTCTAATAAAATCAGAATCACTATATCCCATTATCTTTCCTCCTTTTTCTTGATTTTCTACTATTCTATTATTATTAAATTACATAATCTCCCTCTCTAAATAAGGCATCCTCTTAATGAAGTTTGAAATGTTTAGAATCTCACCTCTTAGTTCAGGATAATTATGTAAAGAAATACCAAACTCTCTTTCAATCATATGCATTAAATGATTAATTTTTAGATATTCTTTCTTACATAAATTTTCTAAACTAGTCTCATATTGTGGCGTTTTTATAAGAATTTTCTTATTGTTATTGTTATTATTCATTTTTCACCAACTCAATTATTACTATAAGAATTAAATTCTTGCCTGAAATCTTTAATTTCTTCCTTTAAACTACTTAACATTAATGAATAAACTTTTAATTCTTCTACTTTACTTTCCAAACGATTAAAATCTTTAGTTCCAATTTGCTTTTTTAGGCGAGACAATGGTTTTAATAAGTAGTCTAAATATGCCTTCTTCATATTTAATGAAATTAATTCAATTTCATCTACATCTAAATCATTAAGCATTATTCCATCATATGTTTTGCTAACAATTAAATTCAAATTTGTATTGCTTGTATCTATAAATGTTAATGTAATAATATCTGTATCAATTTTAGTAATTGTAAGCATAGGATTTTCAATATCATCTAGTTTAACTGTATAATTAGTATCTATTACTGATTTTATTTTTGTAGCAATCTGCAATTTTGTATCAGTATTTAATAGTGCAATTGTATATGTATCAGAATTAATATTAAGACTAATATTTCCACTATTTTCTAATATTCCATAGATTATTAAAACTGCATTATCAGAATATAAAGTATAACCTAAATCATGTGGTGTAGTTTTGTAGCTATACCCTATTGCAGTTTCAAAAAATTCAAAAATTAAATCTTGTTTATAGGTAAAATCAACATCTGATACTTTTATAAGGAATTTATCGTAAACTTTTTGAAGTAAAGTTCCCAAACTATATCACCTCCAATGATTTATTATATTTATTCTTTATCATCTGTTTTGTTAGTTTTGAATGAAAGACCTGTGAAATTTTCTAGAAATTGAATCTGATCATAATTATTTATCTTATTTTTCTTAGCATAATTAACTATTTTAGATTTTTCTTGATTTGTGATGATATTTTCAGTTACATGTTTTTTAAAAGTGCTAAATGTTTTATAATCAAATATTTCTTTACATTTTTCATCACTTAGAATTAATTGAGTTCTTTTTTCTTCTTTGTTGTCGAAACCTAAATGCTCTCTCATTTCTGGATTGTGAATATAAACTCTCGCGTGCGACCCAATATTGTCATTTCCGGAAAAGAAAAGATTATTATTCTGTACTTGTGTTTCAATTTCCATATTTGGAATATATACTGTCTGATTTGCTTTAATAAATTCATCTCCGTCCATGGAAAACCTCTCCCATGAGACATTCCAATCACATAAGTTTTGTACCTTTGAACGACTGTTCATATCAATTGCCATTATTATTTATTCCCTCCATTTTTACCCTTTATTATTTTTTAGATTTTATATTACAAAAGAAGCATTTATATTGCTTCTTGTTCTTGGATGTCTGTTGGTTTAATTTTTCTTAATTCGCCATATTTATAGTTAAATTCACCTTGAGAATTAATTATTTTTGAATTGTCAATGTCAAATTTTATGTAATGATGATTTTGATTTAGGTATGTACGTGCGTAGGATAGGATTTCTAGAAGTTTTTGGTCTGATGGGATTAGGTCATCTTTTTCACTAATAATTCTAATTTCTTTCCAACCAGAACGTAGTAACCCATAGGTTCTATTTCTTTCTCTTTTTATGAATTCTTTTTCTGTTACAGTGCCGTATATGATACTATTCTTGTGACCACCACCATCGTATTCTAGATAAATCATTTCTTCTAGGAAAGCTATATCTAAAGACGATGTTTTTACGGGATAATTAAGTTCACCACCTATAAGATTGTGGATATATTTTTGTTGGATAGAGCATGGTGCTGATCCATTTTTATAAAGAGTTTGTCTAATTTTTTCTCTTATTTCTGGACTTGATAATGCATACTTAAAACCATATCTATCTAAAAATGTTGCTTGTACTCGTTCTTGTCTACAATTATTGCATCTTTCACCTAATTTGAACTTATCAATAATTACTTCGTCGTGATTCCCGCATGAACAAATATATTTTACTTTTGTTTTACCATTTTGTATTTCTTCTTCTGTAGATAATAATTCACAATCATGTTCTTTAAAATAATTATATGTTTCCATATATGGAGTTCTCAGTGCATCTCCAGTTTTTTTATATCCACACTCTTTACATCTTTGCCCATGCATAAATTCTTTTAAGGCAATTGTGCTAGGTTTTCCACATGAACAAATATAAGGCATAGGAGTATCTGTATTTATATATTCGTCTGCTAATAGTTCACAATTTCCCAATTTAAAAATTTCTTTTGCAATTTCTAAATCATATTTATAATTACCACCTGTATTACAAATAGGGCATCTGTGGCCTCCTACATTAAAAGCTGTAAATGTCATAGGAAATGGATGACCTTTATCACATTGGATAATTAAATAGTCTTTACATCTAATATATTCAGTTGATATTAATATGTATCCTTCAACTGCTTCAACTATATTTTTGGCATCTTCATAAGTATATTTATATTTTCCAGTACAATGAGGACATCTAGGATTCTTCTTAAAATTGGTTATTGTTTTTGGAAATATATGATTTTTATTACATTGGAATGATAATTCTGTTTTTCCATCTATTTTATCATCAATGCTATAGTCACTAATACATTTTATATCAATGGAATTTTCTAATACCCATTGCTTAAATTGATTAATATTTTGCTTTTTACCCATTTTAACTCCTCCTATCGAATCACCACCTAATTTTTTATAAAATAAAAGAAGGACGGGTTAGGAAAACCGTCCTTGTCGAATCTTAATTAAGCATCGATTCAAAATTAAGACCTATCTTTTATAAAATTAACTTAAATTACTCAGCTAATGCCGCATCGTATATCATCCCAATTTGTGGAATATTCTCAATTGCCACGTAATTTCCGAACTCCCAATCATATCTTGTAACTTCGGCTTTTTATAAATTTGTATTCATATAGAATCGCAACTTCTATACCGTTTATAACTGCTCATACTTTCATATGAGAATAGACTATTTCTTCACCTTCACCATTATGTGTTAAGGGTTTCCATTTTCCACTCGCTTGAGTGTACTGGCATTTCAGCCATAGTCGTTGAAGTTTACTCTATTCGAGTCTTACCTGCAATGAACATCCATTATAATAGCACTTAGGATTTAACCATATGCCATCTCTCAACTTTTTTCTACTTTCGTTCCATCACACTTAGGCATGTTTCATCCTTATGTTGTGGCATGAGAGCTTTAGGAATTACCTGCAATTAAGGAAATGTCCTATGCACATTTCTGTACATACGGGGCTAAAGTTACCCTTAAATTAATGTCAGTTTGTGTCATCGTTGTCATATTACCACGAAGTCCAATTTGCAATGCGTTGGCGGCTCCTTGTGGTAAGAACCACAAATCAGTCGTAGGCAATTGAGGAGCATAGAAGTCACCAGCAGTATTAAGGTCAATCATATTATAAGAATTTGGCAATTCTACAACAATACTTCCTTTGTATACTTTAATAAGACCAGTTTTCATTATTTCTTCCATTACATATTCTGGGAATCTAAATTCTGTTCCTGCAGATACCGTGCTGAAAGTAGTCAAGTCTCCTAATTTATTAACTGCACTATAGTCTCCCATAATTGTAACAGAAGAACCAAAACGTCTTGCTAATTTTCTTGTATTTTCGACATTAGTCTTAGTAATCCCTTCACTATAATTCTTTAAGCTAGTAGCTGCCGTAATAGCACTTTTTAATGCGTTGATATGTGAGAGAACCATTTGGTTAACCATATCGGTCATTACTTGCTCATTGGCTGTATTAAAGGCATTTACACTACCACTTTGTAATTCTCTGTAATCAACCACAACACCACCAGTAGAAGTTTTGGTTTCCATGATTCCAGTTCTCTTTTTTACAGTAGGGAATACAAAAGCACCAGAAGATGCTTGAACTCTAGACTTATCTCCTTGTAATTGATAAACTTCATAACGCATTTCCTCATTTAGACCAACTTTTGTAACCGTGCCCATAGCACTATTAATAGCCAATCTCTTTTCTAAAGGTTGTTGAATAGTAATAGTACGAATAGCATTCAACTCGGCTTTTGCCTGAGTATTACCATCATTAGCCATACCTGCTAAAGTTTTAATCTTATCCATTACTGTATCAACTTTTTTACCATATTTAGATACATCTTTTCCATAAACAATATTAGTAAAAATCTCCACATCTTCATTCGGACGAGCAGGATTAATAGTTGCCAACTTATTCTTTACAATTTTATTAATTTCCACTTGTTCTGCATTCTCTTGTAATTTTGTAAAATCTATTCCAAAACTCATTGTTAATACCTCTTTTCTTTCTTATTAATTATTAATATTATTTTATAGTTTAAATATTTGACATTTATCCAAAAACATATAAAAATCTTAATCTTACAAATAGCACATACAATAATCTATAATCTCATAACTTACAGATTATCGTTTGCCATTACTTCTACAACATAACCACCAGCAACAGTTCCACCACCTGCATCAATAGTAAACGCACCAAAAGTAGTTTTCTTAATTACTTTAAGATAAACCTCATACGCAGAAGGATCTGCTGTTTTTGTCCATTTCATTACATTTGTAGTATCTGCTACAGAACGTCCAATGACAAAAGCACCAACTGCAACATCTGCAAAAGCATCAGTAACTAAATCAGCACTCATATCAAGTTGAAGTCCTACCATGTCTTTAAGTCTAAATGCACGAATATACTCATTTGCAACAACTTTATAGGAATCTGTATTGATGATTTCAGGCTTATCAATGATATTGCACATAACATAAATATCACCTAATTTTGCTGTAGCTAAATCTGGAACTAATACCTGAACATCAGATGTAACATTGAACTGATAACCATTATATGTATCTGCAATTGCCTTTACATTAGGTTTGTTGGATACATTAAGAAAATTTGAATCATGGAATTTAAATAAACTCATTATTAATTACCTCATTTCTTTTTATTTTTGTTATTAATTTTACCACTAACTTACAATTAATTAACCATTATTACATATTGTTGACATTAACTGTATATTTATCTTTACTTTCTAAAACTTAGTTAAAGAAAGATGGGATACTACCAGGAACTTTTTTCATTTCTTTCTCTTTAATTGAAATGAACATATCATTCTTAGTGTTAGTTTCAACATCAGTGTTATCTTGAGATGCAATCATTTCTTTAAATTTCTTTGCACAAAGTTCTGCTTCTGCTTTCTTTAATCCTTCTAAATCAATTGCTTCTACAAAAGTTTTCAAAGAATTAACTTCGCTTTCTTCAAAACCATTCTTAGTAATTTCTGTTTCAAAATAAGCATTGACTTCTGCAATTTTTGCTTCTGAATCTGCTTTAATTTTTTCTTCTCTAAAAGAATTTACTTCGACAGTAAGAGATTCTTTTTCTGCTTTTTCAGATTCAAGTAATTTATTAACCTCTACAATACTGGTGTTTAGTTCAACTACTTTATTATCTAGTTCTTGTGTTTTTTCAACTAGAGCATTAATTTCTGTTGCTTTTTCCTCCAAAGATTTAGTTAATGAATTAATTTCTACTCCTTTTTGTTCTAGGGAATTCGTAAGAGTATTAATTTCATTAATTTTATCTTCGATTTTTTGATTAAGTTCTAATACAATTTTTTCATCCATTTTTTTATTTTCCTCCTTCGTTTGATTATTTAATATATTAATCAGCGTATTATTAACTTCGACAAACTGTTCACCATCAACTGGTTTCCACCCTTCTTCGACTTTAATAATGTTGCCAATAATAACCTTAGAATTTTCCACTGTATAAGAGCTTCCATAATATTCCCCTGTACAACTATAACTTTTCATTACAAAAGTTGAATTAGTTGGATAAAACTTATGAATATAATAATAATGGTAATCATTTTCTGAATCTGAATTTTCAATAGTGAATTTTCTATTAAATGCATTTTGAATTAAGGTTGCAAGATCATTGATATCTAATTCGTTTATTTCGATTGATGCGTTATTTGGAATATTGTTATCATCTGGCAATATATTGTCCTCCTTTCCTGTTTCTGATGTTGGATTATTATTTATATCAAGATCATCCTGTTTAGAATTAACCTCAAAAACAATTGAGTCATCATCAGCCTGATTTTCTAAACTTGACAATATTGCCAGTCCAGAAAAATCAAAAACTGTGGGACAACGGCCCATTTTTAAAGTTCCATCGATATTCTTGTTTCCATCAAGATATACAATATTTTTAGATTTTCCTTTTCCATTTATCTCAATAGAACCATAAACTTTGCCATTTTTAATTTCTTCTTTTAACCATTTTACAAAAAGACTGTATCTTTGTGAATTAATATATCCTTCTGTCATCATTACCTTTTTTATTTGTCCATCAATTTCTACATCACAAACATAAGCATCTAATACACTTCCGACAACAACGCCTTCAAATTTAACATTGCCATCTTCATCAAAACTCATTTCTCCGTGTCCTGAAGGAATTTGATTTTCCTCATCTGCCCAAGACACCACATAATTCATTCCTATAGCAGATTTTATATTATCTTGAGTATATTGTTCAAGCCATGTGATTCCATTCTTATTCCACTTACCTGCTTCTGGGTGGATAAAATGACTAGACATACGAATTTTTGCTCTTCCTGCAACATCTTCTTCGGACATTTCACAAATTTCTATATATGTATTATCAGAGTTTATGATTGAATTATTCACAAAACATATCACCTCCTTTCAACTTTTTATTATTTAAATTATTTTTTGTTCTCAACTCTTTGTTCGTTACTTTTTAAGTTTTTTGTTATTAAACCTGATTCTTTTAATTCTGAATTATCCTTTGTAGGTCTTCCTCCTAAATTGCCATCTTCATTTGCTGTATCAG